TCAAAGACGAGGTTAAGTGCAGAGGTTTATCTGTAGAAGATTTTGGTGCTGAATTAGATAATGAAAAAAATGATATTCCTTTGTATGATATGTATAACCGAGGTTTAGCAGCATGCGAAGAAGGAATGGAGAGGAAAAACTTGCAACTGGAAGGAAAGCGTCCGGGTTTGACAGGATACATTCCATCGATGGAGCAGGGAATGGAGAGTTATCCAGCGGTTTCAGTCAGGCCGAGAACCCTTTTAATGGCGTTAGGCTCTCCGAATTCGAAAACAGGGAAGTAGATAAAACAATGGAAGAATGTACTGACGGCTTTTGTCCGATGCCTACTGCCACAGCAGTGGATCACAATCTACATTTCTTCGATCCAGTAGAGAAACCAATTCATTATGCAGCTGGTTCTGTAGAATGTATAGATGCAATAGAAGCCCAGCTGACACCAGAAGAGTTCCGTGGTTATTTAAAAGGTAACGTAGCTAAATATATGTGGCGTGAACGTCAGAAAGGAGGAGCAGAATCCTTAAAGAAAGCTAAGTGGTATTTATCTAGGCTAATAGGATTAAATAGCTAAAGGTTCATCGTCTTCATAATCTTCACCATCTGTAAAATCTTTAGTTTTAGACAGTAAATCTAATAACTCGATATCCGTTGGAACATCGAAATCTATATCAACATTTTCTTCTGCCATAAGAGACTTCAGAGCATGCCATTCCATTAGACGCTGGTGGTATAAGCTCAACAAAGCTAGGTAAAGCTGATCCCAGGTCATCTCGGTGGCTCTCATCTCAGCTTTCCGCATGGAAAACTGTAGCTCTAACGGAAGTTGAAATGTTTTTGGCTCAACTGAATTTTCCATTAGTTGTTACTATTTTCTAACCTTATTCTACGACTATCTATCAAAATCACCATAGGTAAGTTCGTAATATGTGTCGTTTTCTACAGGAATGTCTACATTTTTGACTTCAACGGCGAAAGTATTCATAAATTCAGTAAGAATATATGGGTTCATTCTTTTCTCTAAATTAACTAAGGCTTGTATCTGATTAGGATGTCCGGAGTACTCTTTAACAGCAGTTAAAAGAATATTAGGTAAAGAGGCGACATTAGTATCCAGCTCTGATAAGAAAAGATTAGTTTCTTCTTGTCTTCTATGTAATAAAGGTCCTAACGCTTTGTGATTGGCATCAAATATCCAGCGGTTCATTTCATCTACAGCTGCATGATATTTAGAGGCATCAACATAATCAATCACACTGCTGTATAGAAAAGCTTCCCAGCCTATCGAATGTATAAAAGAGATCAACGCTTCTCGCATTGAACTATCTATGTCTAGATGTAATTTATCTAATTCAGAATCAATAACGTATATCTCATTGTTTAAAAGCTCTAAAGCTTTCTGTTTAGTTACACAATGTCCTGCTTTTACCGGAGAGCCGTCTGGATAAAACTGACTTCCATAACCAAAAGTATATGGATGTCCTCCAGTAACTGGGTCCGCAGCAGCTTTTTCTTTATATCCTTCGTACCTACAAATAATGTCAATGGCTTTGGAAAAACCGTGCATAATAGTAATCACTTCCTACTATTAATCATACACAATTTTATTTACCATTTCACCTTATGAGACCAATATCTAGCTGAGAATATATCTGGTTTTGAGTCTTGTGCATTATGTCTGGCATAGTAAGACTTCTTACGAGCTTTTTCTTTTGCTGTTTTAGGATTTTTACCAGCTCCTTTTACACCTTGCTGACCAAATCTTATAATCTTTTCTTTACCACCTTTACACGCTTTTACTACATGCGACTTAGTAGGATGACTAGGGGTTTTCTTAGCTTTATTACAGGCTAATTTATCCTTAGCTATCTTTGCTGCACTTGCTGCTTTTCTACGTTTATCAGACATGTGTAAGATTAAAAGAAACTACCAAAATTAAAACTCTTTTTATATTCATCTAATATATCTTTCCCTGATTTAGTTTTTCTATATGAACCAAATATACTTTCATCATCATCGTCATCATCGTCATCTGTAAAGACTCTGAATGAATCTGCTACGTCTCTTTCCTTTTCTTCTTCTTTAGTTGTACCACCGTAGATATCAGAATCCTCTCCAGTAAGTCTGGAAATTCCGGCGAACGCAGCAAAAGGATCGTCTCTGTAATCTTTTCCGAATCCCTCTAATGTTATTTTCCCATCCTTAGACCCAACTTGAGACAATACCTGCTGTGATCCTGGATCTAAATCAGGAAATACATTCTCATAGAAATCATCTTCCGTTCCTTCATATCCAGCATCTTGGAATATTTTATACAGTTGAGTATCTCCTTTTAATTTATCAGCAGGTTTGTAATCCTCTTCTCTTGCAATATATTCAACACCTAGTAAATACTGATCGGGTTTCTTTCGTTTTTCATTTAGAAACTTTATCTGTGCCCTTATATCTTCAGCTGATCCTGTTCTTAAAGTACCGGTTATAAACTCTTTTAAATCTTCTAATGTTCCTTCGAAGTCTTCTAATCCTAATTCCTTCAAAGCTTTATTCCAACTCTCCGGTTCATTAGGATCTAGTCCTTTTATCATATCGTCGGCAAATTCTTCTGGTCTAATAAAATTACCAAAGATAGTTTTAGTGTTCTTAACTTCCTTTTCTAAGACAGGTAGTATATTGTCATACAAAAGATTTTTTACTTTATCTACATTGACAATATCTTCTGCTCCATCAAATCTATAATCAGGTAATTTACCTTTTACTTGGTAATGTAATCGGGCAAATTGATCCTGGTTATTTATATCTACTCCATACCTATAGGCTTGAGCCTTCCAGGTAGTATCGTAACCTAATCCTTCTATACGAGCGTCGGGATTATCTCTAGCTTGATCCCAGTCCGAAGCAATAGTGTCTCTCTGTTTTATATACTTTTGATTTTCTTCACTTCCTTCACTTACAGTAGGATCAAAATAGAAAGAAGAGTTAAAACCTCTTTTTCCTCCTGCATCAATCGCATCTTGTCTTATTTGATCTAAGAAAGTTCTTGCTCTTCTGTTTCCTATTTCATTTAGAGCATTCAGTAAACTTTGTGTCTGAAATGGATTCTGTTCTTCTTGTCTAACGTCTAAATACTCTACAAACTCATTCATGGAACGAGATTCATCAAATCTAGGCTGTAAATAATCTGTAATGTAAGATTCTGCAAACTCCCTTTGTATACGTACATTATCCTCTGCTTCTTCAATAGAAAAACCTAGATTGAGATCTTGTTGATATTTTTCTTTAATTGCCGTATCAAACCAATTCTGCCAATTGTATACAACCTCGTTACTAACACCTGTAACGCCCTTAAGCTGCTTCTCTAGGGATTCTGCATCAAAGCCTCCTTTCTTGCCTGTGAAGGGCAGGTAACCCCCTATGCCTGTATCATTAAGCAGTGAGTCAGTTAAAGTTTTGTTTATATCAAATATCTCTCCAAAAGTACCAAATCCTTGAAGCATTTCTAGTTCTTGTTCTTTTATCTTTGCTTTCTTTAATTCATTAATTGAATCTTTAAGAATATTCTGATTTAAAGCTGCAAACTTCTTTGTGTCGGTTATTCCCTGAGCACCTATTGTTCCAGTAATTGCATCTTCTAATTCACTGATACCTGTAGCATTCCCACTCTCCAAGCTGTAATCAAAACTAATTTGTTTATCTTCTGGCCTATTAGAAAGACGGAATAAAGCTGCAAATTCATCCGCTTTGTTTACATCTAGGAAGTATTGCTTTCCAAGATTAATAAAAT